AGAGTTCAGATCTACACGGAATGTTTGCAAGGAATGCAGATCCGCTCAGATAATTGACAACAAAAGTTCTTCTCCTTACCTCTATATAAAAGGATTGTTTCGCAGCTTAAAATATTCAAGAAAAGATTTTGACTGGGAAATAACTTGTGAGTATGTGGAAACGCTTTGGGACAAACAAGAGGGCAAATGTGCGTTATCCGGGGTGTTTTTAACATGGCAAGCAGGAGAAGGAAGACAGGACTTTAATGTCAGTATTGATAGGAAAGACCCAAACAAAGGGTATATAATTGGTAATATACAATTGGTGTCACAGCGGGTAAATGTAATGAAACACACCTTGGGAGACAGTGAATTCTATTGGTGGTGTAAAAACATCACGCATAATAAGGAGTTGTGTAAATGACGAATAGTGCTTACGATATCAATCTGGAGCGTTTAGCCGAGCAATACCCTGATGCTACAAAAGAATTATATGAATTAACAGAGGCTTTGAGTGCAAAACAGCTCCAGAGAAAAGGAAAAGAGAGCTTTTTACACTATATAAAGCACATATGGCCCGACTTTATTGAAGGTCGCCATCACCAGATATTTGCAGAAAAGCTCGAAAGAGTGGCTACTGGAGACCTAAAAAGGCTCATTGTCAACATGCCACCGAGACATACTAAAAGTGAATTTGCTTCAGTCTTCTTTCCTTCATGGATTCTTGGCAATAACCCCAAATTAAAAGTAATACAAGTTACCCATACAGCCGAACTTGCTTTTCGCTTTGGTCGTAAGGTCAGAGATATTATTGATTCTCCCGAATACCAGCTGGTATTTCCCGGATCAAAACTAAAAGCAGACAGTAAATCAGCAGGGCGATGGGAAACCAATGCCGGAGGAGAAGCTTTCTATACTGGTATTGGCGGTGCAGTCACTGGTCGGGGAGCCGATCTCCTTGTACTTGACGATATTCACTCAGAGCAAGACGCTTTGAGTCCCACGGCCTTGGACAATGCATGGGATTACTACAGCTCTGGACCACGGCAAAGACTACAGCCGGGAGGAGCCATTGTCGTAGTGATGACCCGATGGTCGACCAAGGACTTAACAGGAAGACTGTTAGCAAAACAAGTGGAAGAACACGCAGACAAATGGGAAATAGTCGAATTTCCAGCTATTTTCCCAGACAGTGGAAATGCCCTGTGGCCCGAATACTGGAGCGTAGCTGAACTACAAGGAGTAAAAGCTTCGTTGCCTGTAGCAAAATGGTCTGCGCAATGGATGCAGGCTCCGACTTCGGAAGAAGGCGCTATTTTAAAAAGGGAATGGTGGCAAACTTGGAAAAAGGAAGAAGTGCCAAAAATGCATTATGTGATTCAGTCTTACGATACTGCTTACACCAAAAAGGAAACTTCTGATTATTCGGCTATTACCACATGGTGCGTGTTTTATCCTGATGAAGATTCGCAAAGACCGGCACTGCTGTTGCTGGATGTAAAGAAAGGACGCTGGGATTTTCCTGAACTAAAGCGGGTTGCATACGAACAATATACCTACTGGGATCCAGATACCATCATCGTTGAAGCCAAGGCATCGGGCTTACCGCTAACCGACGAATTGCGCCAAGCGGGAATTCCTGTAGTGAATTATTCACCGGGAAAAGGACATGATAAAATTGCACGGGTAAATGCAGTAGCACCAATGTTGGAATCTGGTATGGTATATGTACCAGAAACCCGTTGGGCAGATGAGTTGGTCGAAGAATGCGCAGCCTTTCCTTTTGGAGACTACGATGATTTGGTGGATTCCACTACGCAAGCGCTGATGCGTTATCGACAGGGAGGCTTTATTGGGTTAGAATCGGATTACGATATGCAGGTTAATGAACCTCGCAGAGCTAAAGAATATTATTAATTGGGAGGACAAAATGGCGGATAAAAAAGGTGAAGTGATCAAGGACCAAGGATTTGTTCCTTATGCCAAGCAGAAAAAGATGGCAACATCCAAGGGACCAAAGCCCGGAGCTGGTAAAGGTACATCAAGAGGAAAAGGTATCGCCGAAAGAGGCTTCAAGTTTCGTGGAATATTCTAATGCCTTGGCCAGTTACAGCAGCTAAAGGTCTTGCCTCTCTTTTTAGAAGAAAAAAGCCCAAGGTCAACCGTCGACTGACTCCGGAAGAAATTGTTGCAAGAGAGGAGAGACGAGCACTAGAAGACCAAGCCAAAAAGGATAGACTAGGACTATTATCTAAGGCACGTGCTGATAGATTAGCACTTGAAGGGAGAACGAAAGCCCTCGCAACGGCTGAAAATTCCCTTATGAGAATGGATCTTCCATCAAAGACAAAAATGGGAGCTTTAGATGAAATTCAATCAATGCTCCATCAAGTTCCCCCTGCAGCATATGCAAGCGTCCCAACGGCGCAAATAGTTAAAGCAGTTTTCAAAAAAATGGGGATTCCAATAGGCGTAGGCGCAGGCTTTATAGCCGGCGCGGAAATGGAAGGTTTAGCAAGAGAAGGAAAGTTGCCTGATTGGATTACCAAAGAAGAATTTCGATCTCCAGAAGGCGCTATCGAAGAAGCCCTAGATGCAACAGGCATGGGAGCCGGAGCTGGTGCTCTTTTGGGACCAATAGCCGCTGAAGGTTTTGACGAAGTTCTCGAAGAACCCGGACTTGAAGAAGGCTCAGTAGGAGATTTATTGCTCTGGAACAGATTACTTGGGGATTAAATAATGGCTAATCCAGTTAAAATAGCCAAAGGGATTGAGTCTTTGTTGAAAAAGACAGCAAATCGGATGCGAGAAGGCAAAACAGGACAGTTCATTGGTAAAAACAGAAGTGAAGCGAGTTTTGGAAAGAAGCATCGTTACAGCGACTGGGATCGTTACAAACAAACAGCATACGTTGATACCGACCTTCCCTACAGTAAAAGATCACCAATGCAGCAAGCGGCAAGAGACCTTCTTCAAAAAGCCATTAAAACTGTGCAACCAAATATTGCAGACTCAACTGCACATACATATGCCCAGAACATGCTTACCGAACTTCGTAGAGCTCAGCAAGCAGCAATAGAAGCTAGAAAACTTAATAGATTTAGAGAAGCAGCAGAGTGGGAACTTAGGGCAAAAGAAGCTAATAGTGTAATTACTGACATAATGAAAAAAGTAACAGCTCTTGCTACAGTTCCAGCCGTTGCAAAAATGACGGAGGCAACCATGATGCCAGAAGAAAGCTTTGGAACAAAAGCAGGCAATTTACTAATAGATATTGTATCGCCAATACCGAGGTATAAATAATGGCAATGATTGGCGGAAATAAGCCGACGAATATTGATCGGATAGCGGATTTAATAGATTTAGATGTCGAAGCTGGGCAAACGGTTGAAATCGAACAACCAATGCCAATGGACAGCGATGTTGCAGTTGAATTTGGTGACAACGGTGAAGCACAGGTTGATTTTTTCCCTGATGAAGCGGGAATGCAGCCAGAGGCTCCTTTTGATGCAAATTTAGCAGAATATCTGTCTGATCAAGACCTTGGTCGGTTAGCCAATGACCTTGTAGGAGAGTTCGAGGATGATCATGGCAGTCGTCTCGAATGGGAAGAAACCTATGTCAAGGGATTGGATCTTCTCGGTTTCAGATATGAAGACCGTGAACGACCTTTTCCCGGAGCATCAGGCGTAACCCACCCCCTTTTAGCAGAATCAGTTACCCAATTTCAAGCCCAAGCTTTCAAAGAGCTTCTTCCTCCCAAAGGACCTGTAAAAACACGAATAATGGGCACAGAAACCCCAGAAACCGAGGATCAAGCACGCCGAGTGGAAGATTTTATGAACTACGAAATCACCACTGTAATGAAAGAATACACGCCAGAAATGGACCAACTACTGTTTTATTTGCCTTTAGCGGGCTCTGCTTTCAAAAAAGTCTATTTTGATGCCAGTAAACAGCGGGCAGTAAGCACTTTTGTCCCAGTTGAGGATCTCGTAGTGCCATATACGGCTAGTGATCTTGAAACATGCGAAAGAGTCACTCATATCGTAAAAATGACCTATAACGAGGTTCGCGCACAGCAATTAGCTGGTTTTTACCGTGATATTCCGTTGCAGCCCAGTGAAACAGGCATAATAGACGATGCGAAAAGCAAAACCGACGAATTGGAAGGCATTCGTCCGGGCGCAGCGGAAATGACTTATGAGCTCTTGGAGTTTCATGTTTCCACAGATATTCCCGGATTTGAAGATCCAGAAGGCTTTCACTTACCTTTTGTAATTACAATAGACAGAACGTCAAATCAGGTGC